CGGCCTCTGAAGGAGGTTCAATTTATTAACAATTAAAATTTAATTATTTATGTCTGAAAGTAAAATTTATACTATTCCTGACGGAAACAATTCTCTAGATCCTAATTTAATGTACGTCTTAACACAAAACGGTGGTTTTGGAAATAATGGTAGCTGGATGTGGATGATGTTCATGTGGATTTTATTCCCATGGATTTTTAATGGTAACGGCTTTGGAAATGGTTTTGGAGGTAATAACGGAACTGGTTTCTTAGCTAATCAGTTAAACAATGATGCTGGTAGAGATCTTCTTTTACAAGCTATTAATGGAAGAGCTGACTCTCTAAATCAATTAGCTGGCTTACTTAACACTTCTGTAGCTAATGTTCAGAATGCTGTAAATGCTATTCAAAGTTCTATCCAGACAGTAGGAGCACAAGTTGGAATGAGTGGACAGCAAGTAATTAACAGTGTTCAGGCTGGTAATGCTGCTTTAAGTCAACAATTATGTAATTGCTGCTGTGAAAACAGACAAGCTATTCTTAATCAGACTAATGCTTTACAAGCTCAGGCTGCTGCTAACCATGCTGATGCTACTTTATTAGCCTCTCAGAACTATGCTAATCAGCAATTACAGAGTGCACAAAACCATGCTGCTACTCAGCTTCAAATGGCTAATATTGAAAGTGCTGACCAATTAGCTGTATGTCAGTAGACTAATACTCTTACTAGACAAGCTGATGGTAATACTAATGCTATTCTTAATGCTATTAATGGTCAGAATACTCTTATCACTAAAGAATTCTGTGACCTTAAGGAAAGAGAATTACAAAACAAGATTGATACCCAAGGTGATATTATTACTCAACTAAGAGGACAAATAAGTAACGATATGCAAACTGCTACATTTAATAAAGCTATTAGTGATCTAAATGATAAAATATCATTATTAGCTGCTAAACAGCCTAATACAGTTCCTGTACAATGGCCAAATATCATTGCTGCTAATGCCACTCCTTATGTTGGTAACCTTTACGGTCAAACAAGTTTCTGGAATTAATTAAAGAAAGGAGTGAATATGTTTGGAGCAACAACTAATTACCCATTTAATTTTGCTAATAGAAATGGAATACCTATGCTTGAAAGTAATTCAGTAGAAGTTACAGATACAAATGTAATTATAAATATTCCAAATAGAGCATTTAGATTCCTTAATGGAACAGGCATACTCTTATTTAGATTAAATACTGAAATCACTAACACTACTCTTCCCATTCTATTCTCTTCCAATAGCTTTACTCAACCATTAACAAATGTTGGAGGAGTTGCAGCTACTGGCACTGATATTTCTTTACCTGGAGTATATGAGATATATTATGATAAGAATGCTAACTTAATGTAGTTATTATAATGTTTTCAGCATTATCTCAAGGAAGTCCTATCTATTTATTGGATAAGACTTCCACTCCAGATTATAAAGTTGGAGAAATCGTTGGTGTTAGCTACCCTAAAATGAATCCATACAATGTTGGGCCTTAGAACACAGTTGATTTGAAAGTAAAAATTGATGGAGAAGTTTAGGAATTCAATTCAATACCAAGTATTAATACTGTAGTTTCTTATAATGGTGGAAAAATAGTTATAAGTGAATCTAAATAGGGTATTCAAACAGAAGTTGAGAATATCTTATAGAATAGTAAACAGATTTTAAACAATATTGATACTTATAAACAAAACGTGATTGATTGTGAAAATATTCTTAAACAATTAAATCCTCAGTTTGCAATAGATAAGGAAAGAGATGAGAGATTATCTAGTCTAGAGAATAGATTTGATGGTTTTGAATCTAAATTGGATAAAATTTTTAATTTAGTATAGAAATGATTATATTAGAATTTACTGACGATAAGTTTGGAAAAGCAATGAAAGCTATTTCAGAGATAGGAAAACATTCAGAATGTCTCGCTGCAATGTTCGAAGATTTAGCTGAAGATTCTGAATACGGAGAAAGAAACAGACATCATAAGGATTATGACGATGATGATATGTACGGTTCTCGTTATGGTATGCGCCGTGGCGGCAGACGTTCTTATTGATGATGGTTAGAACTTCTCTTAATATATATGATGATAGACCTGCTTCTATGAAACGTTATCTAAAATATTATGGACAACATTTTACTAAAAAATTATGCGAATTTGCTGTATCTAAAATGAAACACGGTAAAGCAGCTGTAAACAAAGATAAAGTGGATGAAGTATTAAATAAATATAATATAGTTTTAGATAATAATGAACTATATGATTATGTTTATGTTTATAATATGGGAAATAACGATTTCATGGGAAGCAGTATCAAAGATGAAGGACATCTAGCATTATATGTAAAAGATGTTATAGATGATGAAGACGGTTATGATGGAATTGTTTTCAATAGATGGTATGCTGATACAGTAACATAGGGTATTCCTATTGATTGGGAAGAAATGATATGATTATTGATTAGTTTGATATTTATGATTGGAATGTAATAGTTCTTTATGAATGTACTTGCAATAATATTGATTTTATAATTAAACTTTTAAGGGACATAAAATGTCCTAATAGATATATAAAAGAAGCATTAAATAATTTACAATCTTGTGATTTAAATATTGGCTTAACTTATTCAAATAAGAAATTACAAAGTTCTGTTATAGTAATTAATAAGACAAGTTCATTTGCTCAACTTATAAATACAATAGCTCACGAATACTTCCATTTAATTTGTCATATATCAAGTGCATTAAAAATAGATGATGAAGAAAAATTAGCTTATTTAAACGGAGATTTAAACATGCGTTCTTATAATATTGTTAAAA